GTTCATATTTGTTTTTCAATTTACGATACTCTGGTACAACCTGTCGTAATACGCCATGTTTGCTTTGTTTAATGCTTACATAACTTCTAGGTGGTTCTATTCCGTTAGTAGCATTACTTATCTGTGCTGAGGTCTCTGCAGGCATTAATGCCATCAAAGTGGCATTGCGAATGCCTGTGTTGAGAATTTGCTCACGCAAGGCACGCCACGGCATGCGCTCTTGATGTGGCACTAATTCATCCACTTCTTGCTTTCGTGTATCGATTGGCAATAGGCCGTCTGCATACTTTAAATTTTTCCAGGCAAGGCATGGTCCCTGCTCAACGGCAAGATCAGCACTGGCTTTAATTAAATAATAACTCCAGGCTTCTGCATATTCATCTACTAATGCTAATGCTTTTGGATCACTGTAACTAATATCATGTTTGGCCAAAAAGTAAGCAAAGTTAATAATACCGTTACCCAGTGGGCGGTATTCTTGTGTTGATAGTTCAGCGGCTCGAACAGGATAATTCTGATAACTGAGTAACGCATCTAATCCACGAACACTCAATGTACACATACGCTCAAAATCTCGGGGGGATCGAACATTACCCCAATTTTGTGCGCTGAGTGTACACAATGCAATACGACCATTTTCATCCCGAATATCATTGAGTGGTACTGTTGGCAAGTCAATTTCACTGCATAAATTGCTCATCTTAATTGGAGCAATCTTTTCCTTAAATGGGCTGTGTGTGTTGGCATGATCTACATTTTGCAAATAGATGCGGCCTGTATCTTTACGCTCAGTCATAAACCGGCTAAACAAGTCCGCGGCTCTGAATGTTTTCTTACGCAATTTAGTATTACGCTCGGCCTTTTCATATAACTCTTTAAAACGATCTTGATCGTTAAAAAATGCATTATACATTTCCGGAACATCATGCGGACTAAAACAAGTAATGTCTCCACCTGTTATCAATCGTTCATACATGAGTTTATTAAACTGAACACCATAATCCATTTGACGCACACGATTTTCTTCTGTGCCTTTATTGTTCTTTAGTACCAACAAGTCTTCAATTTCTAAATGCCATAGTGGATAATAAGCAGTGGCGGCACCATTGCGTACACCACCCTGACTGCAACTGCGAGTTGCGGCTTGAAATAGTTTTAAGAAGGGAGTAACACCAGTATGGTATGCATCACCGCTACGAATAGGGCTGCCAAGGGCTCTAATACTGCCTGCACCAATTCCGATTCCGGCTTTTTGGCTAACATACTTGACAATACTTGCGGCAGTAGCGTTAATGGAATCCAGACTATCATCAGACTCAATAAGAACACAACTGCTGAATTGTTTTTGCGGTGTTCGTACACCAGCCATAACAGGGGTAGGTAAAGAGATATCAAAAGTACTGATTGCATCATAGTAATCCTTTACCCATTGTAGTCTAGTAGTTCGGGGATAGGCCATAAACAAGGTTGCGGCTATCATCATATAGGCCACTTGCGGAGTTTCGTAAATCTCATTGGTGACGCGATTTTGTACCAGGTACTTGCCGCGCCACTGCTCCATTGCCACATAAGTAAATGTTTCATCACGCTCATGCTTGATGTAAGTATCAAGTTGAACTATTTCATCTTCTGTGTAGTTGGCCAATAACTCCGGTGTATAATAGCCAATATCTGTATTTCTTTTAATCAACCGTAGCAAGGGCCACGGTTTGTAACCACCATAGACCTGTTTGTGTATATGATATGTAAGTAACCGTCCGGCTACATATTGATAATTGGGTGTATCTTCAGATATTAAATCTGCCGCACTTTTAATCAGTGTTTCTTGAATGTCGGTACTTTTGATGCCATTATAAAATTGTATATGGCTTTTGATTTCAACTTCACTGGCGCTAACTCCTGTTATACCTTCTGTGGCCCAGAAAACAACCCGGTGTAGTTTTTCTAGATCCAGTGGTTCCCGACGACCATCTCGCTTGGTGACTTGTATTTGACTCATTGATTCCTCTCAGTAACTGTCTAATTTTAATTCTGTTGGCCCATAACATTTATGGATTATTAATTTGTTAACTTGTGCTTTATTTACTACCGCTTGATCACTCATATTAAGTATATATTTTCCTTGCTCAATCCAAACTAAATTATATTGTACTCTGGATTCAGTATCATTATATACTCGTATTTCTACTTCGGGGTTGTGTATTGTAAGTTTTATAGTATACAGCATTCCAAGACTTTTTGCAAGGTCACACCAATAATTTTCTTCCACTAGTGTCCAAGGATCAGGCCAATTGTGTGGCTTATCTGGATCCAAGTAGTAGGCGTTGTACGGACAAGAACACCAAAATTCTGCAACCAAGTCGATTGCTTGGTCGAGAGGCATACCATCAAGAGTTTTTCGAAGTTCACGCCACCGAGACAGTCTCTCGGCAGGATTGAGTTTCCACATTGGACTATGTTTTAATTAAATGAACTAATTCTGTATTGTAAATTACCAGCTGTTGTTGCTGTATAATTTAAACTTGCGGTGGTTGCATTGGCATTCATTGTAAACACAACATCTGTGTCTACCGTCTCTGTGTATTCTTCAGTAAAACTGACCGTGCTGGCTGATCGACTTAGAGTAATAGAACCAGTCCTAACCGAAGAACCTTGTCCCATGGTATAGTTAATTACTGAATTGTTTGCTGTTATAGTTGTTATAGTGGCTGCAGATGCTCCGGCTAGTAAATTAACAGAAGTAGATAAAAGCGATCCACTTTCTAGGGTGCTTACGCGAGTTGATAGTGCCGTTACATTGCCGTTAACCAGGACAAGATTACTCTGTAGTGCAATAATGTTGGCCGTAAATGTTGTCTGAAAATCAATGATACTATACTGAGTTAATATTTCAGTTCGACCAAGGCTTGGTGCGCCTTCTTCGATTGTACCATTACCGATGTAAAGTTTGCGTGTGTCTACACTCCATCCCAGTTCAGCTGATGCCAAATTGGGTAAATCTGATTCTAAACCGCGTCTGTGTTGAATTCTTGAGATTTGGATAACTGCCACGATGTATTCCTTTAATTATATTATTTATTGCGCCAAACCCGTTTATCATTAACAATAGTCCAAGTTTTTCCTAGACATCCGTTGTCTTTGATTACTTTTCCACGGTTATTTTCATAAGGACCAAGCAAAGGCATATCTGCTCTACGTATACGCCAACCTTTTGTTTGTTTTTGAAATAAATGGCTGTTAGGGTTGTTAAGGGACGACGGCATTGACTTATCGACCTTATTTAACTCACACCATTTACTGATATTTTGCACATAAGTTTCGGTAGGGTTTGTTGTAGTACTAACATACCATCCTTTTGTCCTCTTGAGTGCTTGGGCGTGGTGCATAGATTGTTTTGCAATATCCGATAATGAGTTATACCAGACCTGCCTTCCGGCAAATCTATCCCCTGCTTTTCTTGCAGAATAATCTATGTATCTACTCAAATCGCCACCTTCGCCACCACTAGCTAGATTGTAGCTTGTTGAGTCGTTTGTGGCATCTGTAGTTGCTATCCAGAATTTTTCTCTTTCCGATAAATGCTCTTTATTATTACAAGTTTCTAGGATAGTCTTTTCAAAATTTTCTTTCCCGTACTTGCCAATGGCATTTTTAATTGCAACGCCAGATCCGTAATAGTAAGGTCGATTTGCCGCATCTTTGCCAATGTACCATTTGCCGTTTAACTTATTAATAACTTTATATATTACCATATAGTTATTTATCTGAACGACGGGCATTTAGTTTGTTCGGTAATACTGCTCTACCCTCTTGGTCCACTCGTTGGTCCAGTGATCAAATTCGTCACCTTCAATAACAAATTCCAAGTATTCCGGCGTGGAATATGTCTGATCTGGCTGTAATCGAGGCTGTACTGCCATCAAAATTATCCCGGTATTGATTTCAGTGCTGTGTGTGGCATTGTGTGCCTGTGCATAGGCCGCCAACTGTACAAAATAATCATCAATATATTCACGCTTTTTAACTTTGTTGCTTTGTTTAAAGTCCATGATAGCAGGCCGACCCTTCCACACACCCACACAGTCTGTAGTGCCGGCATATAACCCACTATAATACACAGGAACTTCATTGCCCCAGAATTCATCCACATGACACAATCCGTTTAGTATGACTTCAGCGGCCATGTACCAACTTGCGTGTGCAAATGGATTTGTAGGCAAGGGTTTCATATCATCATTGAGTATAAATGATTCAAGATAACTATGCATTCTAGTTCCGCGGTTGGCAGCTTCTGTGGTAATGGCCTGTGCTCTATCATGCCCAATGGCGTCGCGCCATTTTTGTAGTGCTTGTCTTGACTCTTCGCTTTTGGTTCGATCTAAGATGGTGGTAACACTGGGTACTGCACTACCATCGGGCAAACAGTAGTGTCGTTTGCCATCAATGGTTGTTCTTGATATTGGAGTATAGTTGTAAGGTGATTTGATCATAATTTGTATTATAACATCTACTTCGTACTTAGTCAATAAATATCAGCATGAATATACTAATAAGTGGGTGTAGTTTTAGTCAATGGCCCGATCAACCCGGAGGCAAAAATATTTGTTGGCCTGCGTACATACAGGGACATCAAGTCAAAACGGTGGCCGAGGCAGCCGCGGGCAATCAATATATTTGCGACAGTGTCATACGAGAAGTACTGGAAGAGACGCCAGACATGGTATTGGTCATGTGGAGTGGGGTCAGCAGACTTGATTACTTAACCAGTTTAGAAGACTCTGCCTGGGACAGTCTGTTTGACAGCTATGGTTTCTACCGCAGGCTCCCCGGTAACAAATTGGGTTGGATCTTCAGTGGTGGACAAATGGGCACCTGGTTCAAACATCCAGTGGCACATAAAATGTTTTATGAAATGTACAAAGTGTCAAGTGAACTTAGTCTGGCACATATCAACTTGACAGAAATTGTAAAATTACAAAACTTCTTAAAAGCCAAGAGCATTCCTTATCGTTTCATGAGTTATGTAAACTACTGGGGAACTGGTGGTAATATTAGCCCCAATGGAGACTTTGGTGTTGATCGGTTTCCTGAGTTGAGATACTTAGTCAACGAGATTGATTTTACCCAATGGATATTTACAAATACCAATAAAGATGGCATTTATGAAATGGCAAAAGAAACAAATGATTTTATGCCCGACGGATTCCACCCCGGCACAGCAACACATCAAAGCTGGGCTGATTTAATTATGTCTTGTATTTGATTTGCACCGTACCGTGTCCAATCAGTTTCCATGATGAGTCTGTGGTTATGTTCTAGCACAGGCTTTATCTTTTCAACAATTATATCAGGGTCTGTGCTACACAAATATTTAACTTGTTCAAATGCCATTGTGTAGCGTTTTTCGTCATTGATCTCTAGGTCATAACTTTCGTCAATGACATCACTGAAAGTTTGAAAACCATATTGTCTGAGGTTGTGTAAAAAATTATAACCAGTGAATGCCACAAACAATCGTCGTGCTATCAAGGGCTTGGCAGTTTTTTCACTAAAGAAACTCAGTGTATTGTCATGATCAGTTTCTGCAACAACACTAAAGTAAGTGTCGTTAAACACCTGTATGGGAATAACTCGACTTAATCCTGTGCGTAATCCACAGTAGTCAACAAAGTCAGCAGTTCCAATAATCTTCCCCACTGGTACACAGTCTGGTTCCCAAGCAAAGTACTGGTCTGCGTAAAAAGAGTTGTCGTTCCAGGCGCCACCATAAGTCATTACAAACTTATCTTCTAAGTTATTAGACTTGACAGCGTTATACACAAAATCTCTATGTGGCTTTAACACACCCAGCAATGCATCAAACCTGCGTGGTTTAGCTATGTAAGGTTTTATTTCTGCTAGTTTTTGCGGCAAAGTCTTGTATACTTCACTGGTGGTTTTAAACCAATCACCCCAATAAACAATGTGACTATTGATGTCTTCTCTATCATTTACTGCTCCTGGTACAACCCAGTACACATTATCACTATGACACAATTCCCATATACGCCAATGGAAGTTGTGTAATTCACTTTCAAAAGTAAATACCAATTGGCTATGGCTACTCAATTGGCGTATTTTATCTTCAAAGCCTTGATAAGCAGTACAGTTACCATCATAGTCGCAATGTAGTCGATGGGTGGTAAAAGCAATCTTCACAGGATCTGTGCTGGCCACATATTCGTCAAAGCTATGACATAATGTATACGCTTGATTAAATTCAATGTTGGGAAGCCATTCTAAATCAATGATTTCACTGTCACTGTAAACTATCATATTCTAAAACTTTTCCTGTCTTATTACTCGTTCATGCGCCATTTGTTTTCTGGTAGGCCGTAGTCCCATTTTGGATCTATTTCAACATTCCATCTAGTAGTGGCAACATTAAAATCTGGTATCTTCATTTCTTTGGGATTACTTGCTGGTTCCAATATAACAATACGATTATTTGGCTGTGCGGCAAATTGCCCATTGTCACATTTTATAAAGTTAAAACTTTTATGATCCTCAACATCTTCACTGTGCCCACAATCAAGAATGTTAAAATCTGGATGTGAAGAGTCCACTGTAAAAAGATATTCACCTTCCAACCAGGAGCCATCTTTCATTTTGATTTTACATCTCATATTTGCTATCATTGCTTTTTTAATCACAGTGATATCATAGGACATGCTGTTCCATAATTGTAAAAAATCTAACGGATATGGGTCACCTTCTATAGGTTTCCAACAGTAGGCATGTAGTGGAAGTTTGTCATATAGCGCACCATATTGATTCAAATACGATTCAATTCTAAACGCTTGGCTTCTTTGAGATTTTATTGTTATCCACCAGCAAGGTTCAAGTTCTCCATGACCTTTTTCAAAGTCGTACAGAAATTCTCTACGAACAAAACATTTTACTGGTGGTAGATTTGCAACGATATGTGCCATTTATATCCTAAAACTTTCTCCACACCCGCAACGATCGCGTTCGTTTGGATTGGAGAACTCAAAGCCTTCGTTGAGTCCTTGGCGTACATAGTCCACTGTCATGTTTTGCAGATAAACATTGTCTTTGACATCAACCAATACTACAAAATCATTTTGAGCGTAATTAATAATATAAGGGTCAGGGGTATACTCTTTAACATACTCTAGCACATACGCAAGTCCCGAACAACCTGTAGTTTTTACTCCAAGGCGGATACCAGCATAGCCCTTGGCTGTGACTAATTTTTGTATTTTGTTTTGTGCTGTGTCACTGAACGAGATCATAGTGTTTTAATAAATCCTGGTAAATCACTTTCCCATACTATCGTTACTGTGTAACCAAGTGATTCAAGGTGCTCGACCCTACCTTCGTCCGCTTGCCATTTTTCTTTAGCAGTCATCTTTAATTGAGAATGATAAAAGTCTTCTTTAAACAAATTTGGGTTGCAATGCCAATAGTCGCCATACACTTCAATGATATGTTTTGTTTCTTCATTTAAGTAATCTGGTTTACATGTTCCTATACGCTTATTTGGATAATACCCAGGTAAGAGATTTTCTAATAGTCTTTCTTTTTTGCTTTGCGGAGAAGTTTTAGCAAGGTGTCCAACATTTTCTGTACCGTATCTTTCAAGATTAGTTTTTTTAACTTTCTCGAAATAACTAGGTTTATGTATCTTTCCTTTAAAATTACCAGGTAGCCCTTTATTCCATGCAACTTGTAATCCCTGTGTATCTTTATTCCAAGGAGTTCTTCCTTTGCAAGCATTTGACAAGTTTTTAACCCAAGTATCTCTATGCTGTTCTCTAGTAGCATATCGATCGGCATTCCAAGTTCTAGATTCTGCCATATCTGGATTTCTTTGCCAGTGCAATTTAGCAGAACAAGATTTTGAACAGCACTCTATACCGGAACCCTTTACTAATGTCCCGCAAATAGGACACGGTTTATGACCTTTTTGGTATCCAGTTTTATTATCTTTTCTCAAAGATATGCCACATCCACATTTACACATATTCATAACTTTATTTAGTAAAGTTATTTGTTCTATGTTAGGTTATGTTTCTTTTTATAGTCTTCAACGGCTGCGTAAATTGCCGATTCGGCCAGGATACTGCAATGTATTTTGACTGGTGGAAGAGCCAACTCCTCAGCGATGTCGCTGTTTTTAATACTTGACGCTTGATCAAGTGACATGCCTTTGACAAGTTCTGTGATGAGCGAAGAGGAAGCGATTGCAGATCCGCATCCATATGTCTTGAAACGAGCATCTCTAATAATACCATGTTCATCTACCTTTATTTGTAACTTCATTACATCGCCACAAGCCGGCGCTCCCACCATGCCGGTGCCAACATCGGCATCACTGG